ATAAGTTCTCTTAAAGCTTTTGCCCATCCGGGTCTGCTGTCTGCAACTTTTATGATAGTAGTGCTGTCCTCAAAGTGCTCATTAACTATAGGTAACTTATCTACATTCTCACGTTCAACAGAGAAGCCAACACCTGTGCCACACATAAGTATGTACATACATTCATCAAATGAACGTGGACTATCTACTGGTATGTAGCTACAGTTGTAACCACCTACATGGCAACGGTCTAAGGCAGGTCCTGAAGTCATCAAGGCTCTCATGCTAGGCATAACACCTAATGACATGATCTGCTCTGTTAGTTTATTCTTGAGAGCTTTAGTAACAATATAACCGTTATTATTCTCTAGATGAGATTGCATATAATCAAAGTATCTGTCTACAGTTTCTCCCCAGTTCTCTCTTCTTTGTTCATCATCTTTCCATCTTGCATAGCGAGAGAGTGCTATGAAGTTTTGGTAATCTGTGGGTAGGTAATTTCTTAACATTTATGTCTCCTCTGTAATTGTTTTTAAGCTTTTAATTTTTACACCTTCTACATCATACATCACATCTTTGATGTACTCTTCTAATTCTTCTCCTACTTTCCCATCCGCTGGTATGGGATATTCTTCTTTGTCTACGGATAAAGTCATAAACATTTTAACTTTTATCATCATAGACCTCAATAAGTTTATTTAGATACCACTGTGCTTTTCTGAGGTCTTCTACACCATTCTTGTATCTAAATCTCCATAGGTATTTAACTATATTGCCTTGTAAATAATAGTCAAAACCATCAACTAACATAGCCTCTAGAGCATCTATAGTCTCAATACCTGCTTTGTTATAATGTAGAGGACTATTAACCATATCCGTAGATGGTATATCTTTTGTGACACCACTTAAATATTTAACTTGTTCCTCTTCTGATTTGTTTTTTATCTTATCTGCCATCATTCTCATGTACTCCATATGTCTCATTATTTTTTTTCACTAGTAAAATTTAAGGATACTACATTACCCTCAATAGATGTTGTTACTTTAGGTTTAACTTCATCATCAGGTTCAGAAACAAAATCCTCTAGTCTAGCATATAGGCTAGGGTCTTTCTCCATAAGAGCCATTGATGAGGCAACTAACTGACTTAGATGTAGTAAACTTCGTCTGCTCTCTTCATCTAGATTAGATTTCTGTGATGCTATAATGTTTAGTTCCACTTCGCCAGTCCAATAACTACCCTCACACTTAGGTAGTAATTCTATAAAGCATGAGTTAGGGTTTCTTGTTTCTAATATATCAGTCATAATATTATCTCCTTATCTTTGTACCTGAAAATTTAATAAAGTTCAAGTGTTTATTTTTACCTTTTTCTTTTAGCCAATCTTCAGGTATGATTCTGTCATAATACCTAAAACCATGCTTAATGCACCATTGCCCATAATTAGATTTAGCACCTTTACTAAGCTTACTTCTACTGTTTGTAAAGACAAATCTAATATCTAATTTAGGGTGTTGCTTCTTTATGCAGAGATGTTTCTTTCTGTCTGCAGCTAAGAACCTCCCTTTAGTTTCTATTATTATACCATTGTTTAGTATAAAGTCTGGAGTATAGGTACGGTAGGTTAAATCTTCCCATTCTATTTTCATTGACTCATACATAAATGTATGTTTCAACTTCTTTAGATATAAAGATATAGAGTGTTCTAATCCACTTCTGTACCCATACTTCAGTGCTTCTCTTCTTACTTTATGGGGAGACATTATCCACCAAGCTAATGTAAGAAACAATCTTAGGTGTCTGTGCTTTTGACATGACGGCAGGTTTATCCGTAAGATTCCAACAATCATATCTGTAGTCACAAAACTTACAGTTACTGTTTAAAACAGTATTACCTGTTGCTTTACCTCTGAATGTCTCAATCTCAGGTTCAAAACATCTCTCAAACTTATTTGTATTGACAGTAGCAACTGTGTCTTCAATCTTTTTTATCTCGTCATCTAGATTGAGACCACTTGCAGGTACATACTTAAAGTGACCATTGGCTTTGTTTACAACCCACCAACCTCCTACTTTCTTACCTGAAGCTTTTGCATAACCGGCAAGTTGTCCTACATAACCAAATCCATCACCACTACTTAATGTATCATAGGATTCAAACTTATTTTTGTAAGACCAATCAGATGCTGATTTAACATCATCAACTGCACCGTCAATAACTAAGTCATAAGACCCGGAAACATTATCATCTTTTAATTTTAAGATAACATTCTCAGAGTCTTGATAGTCAACTTTAGCGGCTTTTAACAAACCCTTGAAGACTGCCTCAACTATATCTCCTAACATCATGTTCATCATAAAGTTATTTGATTTAGGTAAAGCAGTTTCAGGTTTATTCTTTTCATACCAAAGTTGACATGTAGGTCTACCTATGTTTGACATACGTAACCTAAAGTCTTTTCTTTTAACCTTGCCACTAAATTGACGTTGCAAAGCATCTCTTACATCATTTGCTACTTGGTCTATAATCTCATCTGACATATTAGATTTACCATTGACTGCATCTGTCATGTACTGATGCAACTTCAATTCAGCGACATGATTCATTAGTTATTCCCTTCAATGTCAATGAAAGATTCAACAGTTTCCATCTCTTCAGGAGACACAGGGTTTTGTCTAGTCTCTACCTTTTGTTCCCATTCTTTACAGATGTAATCATTGAAGTTCTTTATCCAATCAACAAAGTCGCCAAATAACTTTTGGTCTTCTTCTGTAACATCAAATGCTTCACCAAAGTCTACTTCTGCAATAGGAGTATAGAAACTACTTCCATTAGGTAACTGATTTGCTTTAGTACCATTGAGATGTATTAGATGCTGTATAGGCAATCTAGATTTCTTAACGTACTCATTAAACTGATCGCCTAATGTTTTGAAAGCATCCTTGTTGTCAATCTCCCATATAAATGGAACATCTCCTAAAGCAACAGACTCACCTTTTTCATTAGTAGGCTCATCCAATGTAACCACACCAAAGATAACACGAACACGTTTAATCTGTCTGATTAAGTCTTGCATGTCTGGTGCTAAAGCTTTGAAGTCTTCTATGTAACCAGAGGGTTTGCCACAGTTGAATCTACCAGTGTTATCTTTCAAATCAGTATTTAGATTATCAGACATAATAGTTCTATGGAACATACCTTTTGGTTCACCTGCTTTTGCATTAAGGTTTGCTATATATCTTCGTAGCATGAACCTTTGCATGAATGGGCGAATACTAACATTCTTAGCGTAGTAGTATGTAGAACCACTTTCTTCAACTACTTCTAATCTATAAGCACCACCCTCAATGACTTCAACATTAGCCATCTTACCATTGACTTCTGTTTGACCCATCATAGGTGAGTGCCATATTCTTAGTCTGTTTAGATTACCAGACTTCTTTGGCTTTGCAGAAACCTCTGTAGCTATTCCCATAGCTTTAGCTAAATCTGCATAGCTATCCGTATTTATATTTATTAAATCATTCATTTAATTTTTCTCCTTTCAATGAGTGCCTAGTTATATCATGCGACATCTTTAGTGTCAAGCCAATTATTACCTATTTTTGCCTCTAATAATAGTGGTACATTAAACTCTAATTTAAATTCTTTTTCTATAAGAGTTATCATATTTTCATTAGTTGTTTTAATCACATCTAATACTTGTCTTTCTTCACTTGGGTGTACATCAACTACTATTGAGTCATGTACACTATTAACTACACAAGACTGATAAGGCTCTAACTGTTTCTCAATATACATCAGTATCAAAGGAACTATATCAGCAGTAGCAAATGACTGCACGGGATAATTCTTTATCTGTGTAAAGTTAGATATCTTACCTGACATAAGTCTTTGTACATCTGGGAAAGCAAACTGCCTACCTGATGGTGTAGTTATCTTGCCTGTAGCTAGAGCTTCTTTAGCCAATCTGGTGTGCCATGATTTGATTCCTTTGTATTTTTCTGTGAAGTGCTCGTAGTAGGAAGCTTCTGCTTTACTTCTACCAAACCCAGTCGCACCATATAACGGAGCAAACGTGTGTGCTTTAGCCTCTTGCCTAGTTGTTGGCTGACCAGCATCACTGATAACTTTAGACGTATACGAATGAACATCAAATCCAGTCGTAACCTCCTCAATAGCGACTTTATCTTGTGATAAATATGCCGCAGCTCTAAACTCAAGTTGTGCAAAATCTGCCTCCAATATCTTTCCATTATCCCAACGTGATACAAACACTTTCTTAACAGGGAACGTGCCACCTCTAGGCATGTTCTGCATGTTTGGGTCTGCACCACTAAACCTACCAGTAGATGTTCTATGTTGTAATAGTCTTACATGTAACTTACCATCAGGTTTTACATATGTCTTTATGCCTTGTACAAAGGATGACAAGTAAGTATCTAATGCAGACAGTCTTTGTAAGTCTGATAAGAAACTCATTGCCTCTGACATATTTAATTTCTTAGCACCATCGTGTAATATATCAAGAAACTTTTTATTGACACTAAAACCATTTGCACTTACCCATTTAGCTGATGGTGCAGAGAACTTTAATCCTGCTATCTTGTTGCTATTAGTAAAAGTGTAGCCAGTACCAGTGCAAGTATTACACTTGGGTTGCTTAACATAAGGGTTTCCATCTTTTCTAACCTTTCTCATTGAACCTGATCCATAACAATCCTTACATTTTACAGCTATAGTTTTGTACACTATATCTGATGTCTCACTAACTACTTCTTTGTAATTAGATGTCTTCATGTATGAATCAAAGTTGTGTGTCCAAGTAGTTTTATCTTTAGGCTTTCTACTATATATAACCCAAGACATCTGCTCTGGACTATTTAAGTTGATAGGTGTGTCACCCATTAAGTTTTTAACTTGAAGCTTTAGACGTTTCTCTATGTCTTGTTTCTCTGTCTCAAACTCAACTCTAACTTCCTCAAGTTTATTTAAGTCTACTGCAAAACCTTTTTGATATATGTTTGCTAGTGTTAAAGCAACCTTGTTAGTTAGTATAACTGTATCCATCAACTCGCTATATTCAACAGTATTTAGTTTTCTATATATTTCATCTGATAACTGCTGTGTTGCATGTAAGTCAGCAGATAAGTACTCAGATAATTCTTTAGGTGGTATGTCAGCAACTGAGAAACCTTTCTTGAAATATTCTTTCAAGGTATCTTGTTTCTGTGTGGCTAACTCATACCTCTCAGCACATGCCTCAAGAGACAATGCTTTCTTGACACCACGTTGTAGGACATACTCACCTAACATAGTATCAAACACAGGACCTATATAGGTTAGACCACATTCCCATATCCACATCAAGTCGTGTACTATATTATGTCCAATAAGTATTGTACAAGCATCTAGTAACTCTTGTATCTTTTGATGTGCATCTGTGTCTGTTGACATTCTAAACAGATATTCTTCTTTTTTGTCTGTTAAACACCCAACCATAATTAACTCATTCTCTGTTTCAAATGGATCAAGGTGTAACTTACCATCTCTAGTTGTGACTGTATTCTCTACGTCAAGTGTCAGTTTCATTTAAACTCTCCTTATGTTTCTTTAAATACTTAACTGCTCTTTTTACTTTTGTCAAGTCATCTTTAAATCCACCTAGTCCTGAATTACAATGATGGCATATCCAACCTCTGAATGTTAGAGTGTCGTGGCAATGGTCTAGTACCCACTTATTTAATTTTACTTGTCCGTACTTACCTATTTCTTTTATGTCACGTTCACATATTGGACAACAGTAATCTTCGTCAGGATACTTATTTTCCTTACGTAACTTTTTTAGTGTGTGGTAGTGACCTTTTAGACACGATGAACACGTTCTCTTCACCTCTCCTGTAGGTATAAGTTGAAAGTTTGAAGCAGGTTGTTCTATGTGGCACTTGATACACGTATAGGCATCACCAACGAGTGTCGTAGGTTTAGTATAACCAAATAAATCAGGGAAATCATTCATGCTTCATATCTACCAACTTGATAATCAAGCTGACAAGTTATAACTCCATGCCACCCAGACAACTTATTCTTAACAATATTAAGATGTCTCTGCAAATCTTCTTCATCACCATCTTCTTGCTTTGGTGGATTCTTTGCAATCAGTATCATTAAGTCAGCCTCTGCTGCTTTACCAGTTCTACTGCCTTCCATCATAGATTGGTTCAGTAATATCTTACCCTCTGCATCAGCAGATAATTGAGACATGTAGAATACTGCACACTCATGTTGCTTGGCAATCATACGAGCATGTATAGCATTAGCTTTGAGTGCCTCATCAGGTCTAGCAAAGCCACCACTTCTAGCAAACTTATCTCCCATATCAAGTAGTACAACATCAGGCTTGTATGACTTGCACACACTCTCAACCCAAGACATGTCACGACCCGTAGCATCCTTTATCTTTATCTTATCTTTGACAGGTGCATACAAGTCTCTTGCTCTACTTGGATTAGACTTGATCTGTTTCATAGTCATACCAGTGGATGCAGTTAGATATCTAGCACCAACTCTGTGACTACCCTCTTCATTACACAAGACAATGCAGTTAGCACCTTGATGTGCAAATCCTCCCGGAGATGCAATCATACTTGCATGAAAAGATGTCTTACCAGTATTAGGTCTAGCACCTACCTCAATCAAGTGACCAGCATTTATACCCTCAAGTTGTCGTGTCAAAGCAGGTATGTTAAAGTTCCAACGTGCCTCAAGGTCATTCTTAGCTAATAGTGTATCTATGTCTAAGTCATCCCACTCAACATTTAGGTCTGGTGTAAAGTCATCATTGTATTGCTCTAGTAACATACGTAAGGGTTCTAGACTAGTCTGTTGTCCATTGACATAATCAAAGCCTAGATTAGCAATGTCTTCTCCAACAACTTGCTGAAACAATTTAGACAGAACCTCTTGTGCAACATCTGAACCTAGTGGTTGCTCATTCTTAATAGACTTAAACAAGGCTAGGTAAGCTTGTTTCTGTGCAGTAGACATTGATGGGTTACTTGATATGAACAAAGCCTCAATCTCATCAGGTGTGACTGTACGTTCGTATCTGTCCATAGCTGAATCTATAGCAGCTTTAATCTTCCTAGCATCTTTGCTGAACAGTCTGTCTGGACATCTAGCACCACGATGCTCTTTGTAGAACTCTCTGTCCATTAAACTTCTTAGTAGTGAATTTTCCATGTATTACTCCTTTGGGGTTAATTTATACAAGTTGTAAATATCTTCTTCGTTTCTATACTTCAAATCATCTTTAAGCCTAAGAACACGTACATCCGGGGTATAAGCACGTAATTCTCTAGCAAATTGTAGTATCTTAGGTAGTGCATCAGGGTCTAATGCAACAATAGCAGTTGAGAATTGTGATAAGTATTTCTTGTGGTCTTCTGATAAAGAAGTTCCAAGTATAGCCACCCCCGTGTGTATATTACTATTTGAAACACAAGCACTCACACAATCCTCAACGACTAAAGCGACCTTACCACAACCATATGTGTATGGCAAGGGGTTATTCCCATATCTTTTCCATTTAGGTAGAAGTTTACCCAATGACCTACCAGTTGCATCAACTAACTTACCATTATGTTCTATGGGAAACACCACTCTGTCATCCTTAACGTCATATTGTAAGTTTAGTTCGTCTGCATCTAGTTTCCACCTCTCACAGAAAGATATGAGGTTATTCCTATTGTTGTGTGGTACAATGTATTCAGGCATCTCAAATGTATCATCTGTAGTGACTTCTTTCCTTGAACTCACAGACTTGATATCATCTACAGATAACCTAACACGAGCAGTACCACTTAAACTACAGGAAATCTTGTAACAGTTCCACACTAATGAACCCATATTATTTGTGGCAGTAAATGTTTTATAAGAATTACAAACCGGACAATTTAATCTACGAGTTTCATCCATAGGTATGTTTAAATCTTTAACAAATTCTAGTATATTATACATTATATATGTTCCTTATATATATATGGGTTCGGACAATATAAATGTCTTGTAACATGGATATTTCATACTGTCAAATTTTTTCTTGTACTTAATGCTAAATTAGCAGAAGCAAAGGTATTCTTCATGTAAGGCTTAACACTTTGTGGGTTTGTATGTCCTGTGACAGACATAATATTTCCCATTGACACACCAGCATCTACCATCTCAGTCGTACCCGTTCTTCTTAGGTCTGACAATCTAAGCTCCTTAGACAGTCCTGCAGAGTCCATAATCTTTCTGCCCTCTACTGGTAGCTTAGTGATGGTGTAAGGCTCATGTATGCCTCTCCTAGGGCGAGGGCGAGGTGCTACATATTCTTGGAAACCAAAATCTTCTTTCTGTTGTGTAAGCATTTTGTTTAATCCATCAGATATAGGTAGAAACACCTCTGCTCTCCTCTTAGATTGTTGTATGTGCATCTTCTGCTCTAACAAATCTAGGTTCTCCCACTTGATTACACGCATGTCACCTAGTCTTTGACACCATTCGTATGCCATTTGTACAATCAAACCCAAACTTCTTGTGTAAAAATCAGAATATGCTACGTCTAGATATGCTTTCACATCTGATTGTGTCCACACTACCTTTCTAGCTATAGGTGTTCTTCTCTTTATACTTGAGAATGGATTGACTGTGCAATGCTCCATGTGTATGCCATAATTATACACTACTCTCGCCACAGACATGACATGATTAGCAAGGTGTATGCCTCTCTCACACCATTGCTCATATGAAACTTTAGCCATCTTGGTAGTGATATCAGAAAAGTTGATACTGCCTAAACTTTGTGCATCTCCAACTTTTGTGTCTAACACGACACCAAGAAAGTACTGATATTGTACTTTAGTTTCTTCTCGTAAGCTCTTGAAATCAAAGGATAAATAGTACTCGTCAATTAAACTTGACAATTTTTTATTTTTTAAATTCATATGCTCCACCCCATCTGCTATAGTGACCATGTTCACATACAACTGTAGCATCTACTATATTAGCAAGTTGGAACTCCATACCATCTAGCTTACATATCATATCATAATCTATAGGACATTTCTCATCTGTCTGTGCGTTGATACTACGTAAGTCTTCAAGTATCTGTAAGATTTGTCTTGACTGTTGATTTGTCAAGTTAAGTATTTTATTTATTTCTTTTACTTTCTTCGCCATGTTACACCTCCAATGCTATGTAAATACATAGTGCTATAATTAATAGTTTACCATAGTCAAGGTCATACTTTGTACCCTCACCATATTTTTCATTGAAATCTTTTTCCATGAAATCGTGTATTCTATGCCACATTGCTATTCTCCTTTATGTTGTTCATATAAAAGTGTCGCTGCACTTATTATACGTTGGTTATATTTAAGCTGATAACCTGTACCAGCTCCTAATGCACTAACATCAACTAGATGTTTGTGATAATGTTTAATGCTCTCCCATTTATCTTTTAACTGATTACACATATCATCATAGTCATAGTCGCTGATGATTGAGTCGTGCAACTGATAGTAGATGTATGAGTGCATAAGATAATAGGGAACTAACATATTAGGATTAGTTCTCCATATGTCTAGATTACTTTTTGTCAATATAAACTCTAAGACATTTAGACTTATCTATAGGCTGACCTCTGTCATACTTTTGCCAACCCTCAGACTCTTTGACTTCATCCTTGAGGTATTGACCTCTGACACGCATCTTGTAGGTATCCTTGTTGAAGTACTTCTTTAGACTGTCTGTGAACTGTTGACCATCACAATCATTAGGTATGTCGCTGAATACATAGTTATGACCTTTACTAGATGTACATCTTTCTACATATGCCTTATGCCAAAAGTCTGACTTCTCTACTTCTCTGTTATACCTATCTTGCCATATGGTGTCTCTGCTAGTTTCTGCATTGTGAGCATCAAACAAAACATTATATGCCTCACGTAAGTTGTCATACATACCTTGTAGGTCTTTATTCTGTTTTCTAAGTTCTTTAAACTTGCCCTCTTGTGTATCAGTCCTAACGTCTTCGTCATTCTGTCTCACAAATGCTCTGACCAAATGTTGAAAGTCCATATGAGATATAGGTATATCCTTATCCTCTGAAATTGAATAGTATGTCTTATAGTTTAAGTCATACATATCATCTGCCAACTTACCAGTGCTTGTTGTTGCACCCAACATTTGTACTACTCTGTGTATCTTCATGCCACTTCTCCTTTCATCCATTGTGGTTTATTTGTATAGTTGTATCTAGCAAACCTAGATTTGTCAACTATGTAGAACTTCCTATATGCCTCTATAGGAAAGAACTCGTCTGTCTTCAAGTCATCATGCCCACTAAAACATTGTGGGTGTGCAGTCATACCACCTGCAGGTGACCAAGGCATAAACTGTCTACCCTCCAATAGAACATCTTTATGTTTACTTGCACCATGAATCTTACCATATCTTTTAGTATACTCTTCTAACATGCAATCATATAACTGCCATGCAAATGTGTAGTTAGACCTATTACGTTTTGCCCATAGTGTGCATGGATGTTTCTGATGTACAGGTTTGTACAAGTCATTCTCCTCTGCATATTCTGGAGCATGATGCCATAGTGCAGTACATAACATCTGTGCTTCTTCTAGTGGCATCTTAACTACGTGTTGGTCACATAGAGATGATGCTATCTCACGTGGTGTTTTCTCTATAATAAATCTATTCATGTGTCCACTCCTCTTGTTTACAAAACAAATCTATACCAAAATCGTAACCTCGTTTATAATAATGGTG